CCTATTGTGCCTTTTGACACACCACCATTAAAATAGAAGTCTCCATTGGGATTTTGCCAATAAAGAATCATATTATTACCTTGTACTTTATCTGCCATATTGCAAAGTTAAACTATATTAATATTAAATTGTGCTATCCAAAATGGACCAAGTTGACCTGTATCTGTTATGTAATTAGGAATGATAAATGCCTCTACTTCAGCGACACTTACCTCAATTAATTGAACTGAGTTTAATTCGTTTACATAAGCATTTTGGCTTACCCTATTCATAATGAATTTTTTACCATTATAAGACAAATTACCTGTAACTGTGTCCGTTGTAGTAAATACCTTATCTAAATAAACAAATCCTGTACTACTTATATGTTCTCCTAAATCACACTCAACAGTTGCCACGTTCTTATTTAAGTTTCTTATGTTTTGATAAGTCATAAAAGTTATCAAATCTACTGCTCCTAAAGGAGTACCACTAGGACAAGATGAATACCAATTCTCTAAGAATGTGCCATCGGAAGCACATAAAACACCTTTATTAGAAGAATAATTATAAGTTGTAGGATAGTTATTTCCATAAGGTTGTTCAAATACTTTTAAAGTAGATTGAATAGTATTATCAGCTACAAAGTTTGCTTCGATAAACTTTACTTCACTATCTCCTCTTTGTATGATAAAGTTTTGAAGTGATGTTGATTGACCTGATGCATCACAAACTATTTTAAACTTTAAATACCCAAATATTGCAACACCTGATACAAAATATGGTGGAATATCTCTACTATATGTAGATAAAGTTTCAGATGGATTTATTGTTATATTTTGTAATGTAGTTTGCCATTGCCCATTAGTATCTAAATATCTAAGTCCTCCTGCCGTATTCATTGAAATTTGCAATTTAGCACCTGTTGAAGTTATATGTTCAAAACTTAACTTAAAAGGTATTTCGCCAATGTAAGGAAGGAAATAATTTATAGCAATTAAATTACCATTTTCAATACTAGCAGAACCACTTGTATTTCTTACTATTGAAACTTTATCAAATTGACCTGCCGTATCTGGAACTATTGTTGCCGTTGAATCTCCTGTTGCAGCTAGAATAAACCCAGTCGCAGTATTAGTTGGGAATGCATTTAACTTTAAGTTTCCATTGTCGCAATAGTTTAAAGCTGATTCATAAGCACCTCTACCTTGTATATTGTAAAATCCTTTCTTTAATAGCTTTATTTGACTATTATTTATAAAATGCACATTGCCATCTTCATAAGGAAGTATGTTAACTGTATTGTTTAAAACACCACTACTTGTAATTGTAGGAGTAGCTAAAATATTATATTTAGTAAAATAATTTGTAGAAGCTGCCATCTCATTCATTGAGAATATACACCAGTCTCCATTAGCTTGGAACATTCTACAATTAAACGATGTCATTATTTTGCCAATAATATCATAGTATGACTCGCCTATAAAATCCCTTCTATACTGATAGATTTGGCTAAATGGCTCGTTACTTACTGCATCTTGTCTATCATTCATTCCCCCTGCAAAGTATGAACAAGCCACAACTAGATTTAATACATCTGGATAAGCTAATAATTTTAAGCCATCACTAATTACATTTAATTGAGTATCTAATTGATTAATACTATCATCTCTTACATACTCAATATTTTGCATAAAAGAAATTCCATCAATACAAGTAAAGTCAGCTTGAGTTATGCCTGTTGAAAAACCCATTTGAGTATAATCATTAAACATATAACCCCTCCACATTACGTTTGTACTTTCTTTAAGTACTACATAATACTTCCTATCATCTTGACTAAGTACATTAGGGAATTGGTCGTAGTCATCTTGCGTTTCTAATAATATAGAAAAGTTAACCTGAGTTGATATAATTGTAGGGTATGGATATTCCTCGTTTGAGTTAGGCTGAACTATTATTGATACTGGCTTATAGGTTTTAACTACTCCAGCAGCATAATCTCTTTCATAAATCTCAATTACTTGGTTTGTACCATTCCTTAAGATTTGTGTTATTGTATATCTTAATCCGTAAGGCATTATGCTAAACTAATTGATTGTCCTTTAATACTTGATGCCTTTTGACTTCTATTTACTGCAAGTAATAAGTCTTGACCTCTTAATACAAATTGACCTCCAGTAATAGAATTACCACTCTTTGTTCCACTTGAAAAAGCATTACCTAACATAGTATCTAATTTTGACAAAGGCATAACTGCTTCACTTTCTCCACCCTCTCCAACCATAGCAAATGTAGGTTTGCTTACTATACCACCTTCAGCCATTGGAGTAAATCCTAATAACTTACCTAAGCCACCAAGTAATCCTCCTGTTAAGCCATTAGTTGTTCCAGCTGCACCACCCATTCCTAATGCAGTCATAATTCCTTTAAATATTAAGGCTTGTACTACCATTTGTGCAAGTTGGAAAACCATATCCTTAAATACATTTAAAACTGATTCTCCTATATTATCTCCACTTTGCAATGCCTGAAATACATTCCCAAGACCTTCAGCAAGGAATATAGATGTTACTTCAGCCTCATTTAATAAATAATTAAATTTAGCTTGTTCGGTGGCTGCACTTGCAATTGCTTGTGCTTGTAAAATTGCTTGAGATGGTCCTTGAGTTAAAGGTGTTTGTGGTGCTAATGGTGCTGATGGTAAAGCATTTCTTTGTTGTGGAATAAATGTTCCAACTTGTTCAGCAGTTAATTTAGTAAACGCTTTATAGTTCTTAGTTACATCAAGAATAGTTTTGTCTAAATCTTTTGCTCCATTAGTAACTGTATTAAATGGATTTACTGCAGCACCTTTAATTGTTTCAATTAATGATGTGTTTAAATCTTGTATTGAATTATTAAGATTAACCGCTTCACTTGCAGCACCAATATATGCGTTTTTAGCTGAGTTTATTGTCGATGCTTGTGTTACTGAAGCATCAACATAACCATTAGTCATATTCTTAGACCTCTCAATAGTCTTGTTATACTCTTCTGCTGCTGCTATTGCTTTTTTATTAGCATCTGCTAATTTAATTGTTTTATCAGCAATCTCATCTACATATCTTGAAGTAATAGCTTGAGCAACTAAAGCCTGTGTATATAAAACTACTGCTGCTCTTGCTTGATCTGTTGTTGTAATTGTTGATGCATAGGCTTTATTTACTTTACCTAATTCATCAATAACAAACTTTAAAGCATTTGCTCTTTTATCATCTGCTATTGTAGCATCATCTGCTATACTTATGTATGCTTGTAATTTTATTCCACTTTCACTTGCACTTGCTCTTGCCTTATTTAAACTTTCTGCAAACTTATCTTGTGCTTCACTAGCTTCATCCGTACCATTAATAAACTTTGCTATTTTAGGACCAAATGCGACTATTAAAGATGAAACGACACCTAATGCAAGACCAATACCTGCTGGTCCCATTAAGCCCTTTGCCATCTCCTTTAAAGCACTACCTGCCGTTCCAGTTGTCTCTTTTAACCTTTGGAATGATTCTAATAAAGGGTTTAAGTTATTTGCAATACCAATAAAACCATAAGGAGCATCTTGAGCAACCCTAGAAACATTGACCAATGCTTGTGTAGCTTGATTACTTGCTGGTGTTACTTTCTTAAAAGCAGCACCTAGTTGAGTTGTGGCAGTAACAGTTTCCTGTATATTTTGAACGGCTTGTTTATTGTCAGCCGTTATCGTAATTTTTAATGTTTCTTGTGCCATTTTATTATTTTACTCCGTACAACTTTAATGTCCTTGCTAGTTGTTCTTGCGTTAGTTTTGGCTTTTCCTCTTCTACTTCATCACTAGGCAAAGGGAAAAAGGACTTTATACTTTTCGGATTTTTATCCGTTGAATTAGACCTATAAATCATATAAGCTAAAGTTCTTGTCCTTTCCCACTCCTTTATCTGCTGATTCTCATAAGCCTTTTTATATAATAAAAATTCCCGCCAAGTAAGTTGCCAAAACTCATTAATTGTCAAGCCAACTTCTATTGCGAGAATAATTATTGAATCCCAGCTATAAATTCCTATTTTTTTTTTCCTTTATCCTTTGTTACTTCGGCAGTTTCTTTTGTTTCAGGAACCATTGATGTCTGCATAAATTTAATAAACTCTATTAGCTGACCATCTTTTGCAGATAATCCTCCCACTTCATCTATCCAGTCGCAAACGATTACATCGTTAAACTCAATTGGTTGATTTAGTGTTTTGCATCCACTTTCGGCAGATGCTTGTATTATATGCACTATTGTTCCTAATTCAAAAGACCCACTTGATAAAATATTGATTAAGTCTAAAAGAGATTTATTCTCTAATTCGCAAAATCTTTTCATCGCCCAAGTACCCCATTTTAAGGGGATTGTTTTGTTGTTGTCCAGTCTTAATTCAAACATAGGTTATTTATTATGCAGTTTCAGTTTGTGTAATTGGTGGAACACTTACTACAAATGTTGCAGTAAATTTAACATCATCACCATCATCTGCTTGCACTCCAAAATCGCTAATAAACACTAATTGACCAACACCACCATAAACAATATCTCCAGAAGTTGGAGTTGCTTTACCCATTTTGATAGCAAATAAAGTCTTTGCAGAATGAGCAACATATAATTGTTGGTAAGAATCCTTACTTGGAGTTCCTGTTTCATCAATTGCAAATCCTTCACAATCAAAAGATTGAGAAAATACTGGACTAGGTTGGTATTGATTACCACACTTAGAAGTTGCATCAATAGTGTCGTTAGTTGATGTCAATGAGTTTGTAGTTAGACAAGCAACTGGTAAAAAAGTACCATCGTTGTTTATGTCTGCAAGTAGGATATAATCTCTACCGCTTACTTTAGTTTCTGCCATTTTATTTTAATTTTGAGTTATTATTAAATTATAAGTTATTATTGTTCTAAATACATTGTCCAAAGGGTTTAAACCATCTAAATTTCTAATTGCACCTACCACCAAACTTGAAGCATAAAACCCATTTGCAAGGGTTATATTTGTGTTTGAATTGATTGCATTTAGTATTAAATCGCTTATCGTTTCGGCTCTTTTATAACCAAAGTTACTATTTTTTATGACAATGTCAACATCAATGGTAACTCCATTAGTGTAACTGATTTTGCCTTGTTCTTGGTTTGAAGTTCTGCCACTCATAATGATATACTCATTAGGTGCATTATCAGGTGCTATGCCATCATAAACAGGCAATGCACTTGAACTTGTCAAGTTAGTATAAAACCACTTTTTTATTTCTATATTAGGGTTAAGCATTTAATAATTTATTTAGTCTTTGTATAAGTTTGGGTTTTTCCATTTCATAAGCTGGTATTAAGAATGGTTGTGGTCGCATACCTTTTCTTAATATGCTTAAAGCTATTACATAAGCTAAACCCTTATCATTTTTACCATTACCAATACCCTTTCGTTTTACCCATAAAGTTAAGGCTTCAACCATATCTTTAAACTTGCCACCACTTTTACCTTTAAATTGTTGAGCATAAGATGTAAAGTCAGCTGGTACACTTACTTGTGGTCCTGTGCCAAATTCAACATAAGCAGAGTATGAAGCGTTT